GCGGAAGGCTACGCCGGGCGAGTGGATCTAATCGCCGACATCCACGGCAAGATCGAGGTGGTCGATTTTAAAACACGCAAATTTAAGAAAGACGCAAAGGGTGTCTCCAAAGCATCGGGCTATGAAACTGATCTTTTGCAGCTTAGTGCCTACGCATACGCATTCACGGACGAAGGCATGGCATGCCGGAACGTACTGATTGATCCAGTCACCGGCCAGTTGCAGGACATTCGCTACACGGCCGAGCAAGTTGCCCAAGCGTTCGAGGCGTTCACGTCCATCTGCAAGGTGTGGCGCTGGCTTAAGAAGTACGACCCGCGTGAGGTAAAGTTGTGATCGAGATTCTACCCGAACAATCCACCCACGAGCAGTTGTTGAACCGCGTGCGCTCGTTGGCCCGTGAGCTGGCGGAGGCAAAGGCTGCGCTGGCGGCTGCTGAAGGACGCGAGAACGATCTGATCGAGCGGATGAGGCCAGGGCTATGAGGACGCTACTTTCGTTCATCGCCTTGCTTGGGTTTTCAACGACTAAGCTAAGTAACGCACTAATCGATTTGCGCCCGATCGCCAAAAAGATCGACGTTAAGAAAATCAAAGTTCGCATCACTGGCTACTGGCCGGGTGAGGATGAGTGGAGCAGTCGCTATCAATCGAGCACTGGCACCAGGCTGCGGGCTGGCCGTCACTGCGCCGTCGATCCCGATATTATTCCGCTATGGTCAAAGATACGAGTGATGGGCGGAAAGCGGGAATGGGTGGCCGTGGATACTGGCACTGCCGTGAAAAGCAAGAAGGCGAGCGGTGGAAAGCTGCCGGTGATCGACGTGTTTGCCGCAAGTGAGAAGCAGTTTAACGCGATGAGGTTGCCGAAAGTGGCGATGGTGGAGGTGATGAAGTGAATACACGAGCCGCGACTTTTGCATCTAAACGCAATCGGGCTGCGGGCCTTGGCGATACCCGGCCTACGTTCCGCCGCTTGGGCGTGATCGCTGGCATGCTGCGCCGGGATCTGACGCTGCCGAGCTGTGCCAGGTTAGGCGTTAAGCTCGAATGTAGCTACAAGACCATCCAGCGGGACATCGATCTGTTGCGAGACTTTTTTGGCTATCCGCTGGAATACGACGCCAGCAAGTACCACTACAAGCTGGCTGGGCCGCTGCCGAAGGCGGTGCTGTGAGCTTATCCGATCTTCTAACCATGTTCTCCGCCCGCGTCATCGGTACCTACACGCCGGAGCAGTACGCCGACTGTGTTAGAGAGGCCCGTGCCAATCGCCACCGCTGGGGAATGGGGCAGTGGTGAGTGTCTTAAAAACAACCGGAGTCCTAATGGGTAAGGGAGCACCTAATCGTCAAAAATCTGGACGCATCGTTCAATGCGCAATCGTTCTTACTCCCGACCTTGGATTTATAAGAATTTGGCCACTTCATCCCGTTGAGCATAAGGAAATAAAAATCTGGTCTGTCCTGTCATTAGAGATTGAAAAAACTTCGCATGATAATCGTGAAGAGTCATACCTAGTTAAAAGCATTATCAAGACGGGGGAAATGCTGGATAGGCATGAACGCAGGAAAACGCTTGATCGTTGTTGCCTTAACTCCGGGAACACTGACCCACAGCGATTCCAAGACAGCAATAGAAAAAGCATTTATCTGATTAAGCCTGAGCAAATTCTTGAGCATTCAATTTGTCATAATGAAGTCGATCCTCTCGTACTACATGAAAACACCGAAGAGGAGGGATGGATACAGGATCAAAATCACCGGCCAATGCGAGCCGTTGTAACATGGAAAAGCATTCAGGGATCACAGCATACCCTAGGCGTAGTTGCTCAAGGGGTATGTGAGTATTTGAGAAAAAATCCGCATTCTCCTATGCGGGTGTTTGAAAACTTACAACTTATGGACTCAAAGTTTGATAAGTGGTTTTTATGTGGGAACCAAAAAGACCGAAGAAATTCTTGGGTTATAGTTAATGCCTTTTGTCTAAAAAAAACGGAAAAGCCGATTACCCCGCTTTTCTTGCCGATGTTCGATGGCACCGAAAAAGATTGGCCTTATTTAAGGCAAGGGGAAAGAAATGTGAAAACTGCGGGGTCGGGCCAGATGTTGCTCGGATTCATGTCCACCACCACTTCTACGACCTCAACCGGATGCCCTGGGAATATGGCGACCAAGAGCTGTCCGTCTTATGCGAACAATGCCACAGGAGAATGCACAACAAATGAAAAAACATAAATTCAACATATTCCCGGCCGCCAAGGCCGAGGATTACAACCGCTTGAGAGACGATATAAGAGACAATGGGTATGACTCTAAGCAGCCTATTATTATTTATGAAGGACAAGTATTGGACGGGTGGAACAGGTGGACTGCATGTCTTGAATTAAAGATAAGCCCGCCAACTCGACAATTTGATGGCGACCAATCTGAGGCGATCAACTTTGTGATGAGGACAAATAAGCGTCGCAATCTTAATAGCGGACAGTGGGCAACGATTGCGGTTGAGGCTGAGGATATCATTGCGGCGATTTATATGCAGGTAAGAAAAAATGCAGATATAAGACGACAGGAAAATGCACGAAACCAGTATAGCAAGCCTCAGGACAAAAAATTGTCCGCACCCCAGCATTCAAACAAGACATCCACTAAAACTGCGGAGATATTTAATACAAACCGAACTTACGTAAATCAGGCAGCCAAGATTAAGCAGGCTGCCCCAGAAGTGTTTGAGAAGGTTAAGGCTGGTAAGATGACGATGCAGGATGCGGCGAGAGCCGTTAGGGCAATTCCGACAGAGCCATGGCTTGATGATGAAAAGGAACGCAAACAGAAAGTAGAATCAGGCAAGACAGTCGTTGCCAATTCCAGCCGAGACAAAAACCTTATTCAGTGGGCTGAGAAAAGGGGTTTGGCTATTCGTGTTGACCGCAGTTCAGAGTTTGGGAATCCGTTCATTTTGGAAGATGACGGCACTCGAGACGAAGTTTGTGACGCATACGCAACTCACTATCTGCCGAACAAGCCGTCAATTAAGTCAAAAATTAAAACACTTCAAGGCAAGGTTTTGATTTGCCACTGTTATCCACAGCGATGCCATGGCGATGCCTTAGCCAAAAAGTGTAATCACTAACATGTCCGTAAAACGCCTTACCTGGCATCTCGCCGTGCTCGAACGTGCGAAGAAGAATTTGCTAAAGAACCAGTACGACGCAGTACGCACCCGGCTGGATCTGGCCGTTCTTATGGCTACGGAAATGCTGAAGCAGGCTGAGGAGTATAAGGCCAAGGCGATAGAGGCTAAAAAATGAAACTGCTCTCGATCTTGTTCTATTACTTAGGAGACATGGTCAGCCACACGATCGGCCGGTGGAGCTGGGGCGGCTGGCTGTATCAGCGGCTGATGTTGTTGTCCGTGGACTTTGATAAGAACTTTGAGATTTGGAAGGAAGTGAAGCCACGCAAAAAGAGGAGCAAACGTAAATGAAAGATCTAGGCAAAATTACTTTTGGCAAAGCACGGCCTGCGCCGAAGCAGGTTCTAGTCGACGTAACCTATGACGGGAAGACGGCCAAGGCGTTACACGCATTTGGGTTGAAGCAGTTGAAAAAAGATCAAGAAGCAGTAATTGAGTACGTGATCACGAAAGCGTTGGAAGGGTTGGTTAAAAAATGATCGCACCACTGCCACCCGCAATCGAAGCGATTCATCGGAACGGAGCCGCTGAAGGCGAGCGCAACACGCAACTTTTTAAGCTGGCCTGCCAGTGGCGTGACCAAGGGCTGACGGAGTTCGATGCAACGACGAACGCAGAAGAGTGGGCGTTTAAGGTCGGGCTGTCGCAGAACGAGGCCGTCAGTGCAGTCAGATCCGCGTTCAGCAAGCCAGCGAGGGAAGCGTGGAAGCCAAAGGCAAAGTATTCCTATCAGAACGGGGCGATCGTGCGTGAAGATCTGCCAGTGCCGCCAATGCCGATCAGCGTGGAGAGTGGGCCGGTCGATAAGTTCCTCACTACCTGTTTCGACGTGGGTGATTATATAAATATCTGCCGATCGATTAAGGATAAGGACGGCCGAGAGCGGCCGGATGGTGCTGGCGAGACGCGAAGCCGGGAGGAATGGCTAGAGCTGTTTAAAGGCGACGGATTGAAGGAATGGCAAGGCGATGCAGTGGGCGTGTATGTGTCGATCAACGCTAACAATGGAAAGAATCGGAAGGCGGAATCGATCGTAAAGTACCGTCACTGCCTGATCGAGTTCGATGAAAGCACAATGGCTGAACAGTGGGCGATTATTAAGCGCAGTGGCCTGCCTACCTCGTCCATTATAAAGAGCGGATCACGCAGCCTGCACGCTTGGGTGGAGATTCGGGCAGCCAATGCCAAGGAGTTCGCTGAGCGTGTGGATTTTATCTATAAACATTTAGAACACTCAAAACCCGATCCAGCTAACAAGGACGCAGGCCGGTTGTCGCGGTTGCCCGGTGCGATGAGGACGGCCACGGGCTTACAGCAGGAGTTAGTTGAGTGCGGCGCACCCACGCTGACTTACATGGAGTGGATGGAGCGCACGATCTACGGTGATATTCCTGAGCCGTATAGCTGGGAGCAGTTAGTTAATTTTAAGGAAGATGCCGACATAACCCAACTGCTAGGCAAGCGGTGGATTTGCCGTGGAGGTTCAGCGTTATGGGTGGGGAGTAGTGGCCTTGGTAAGAGCGTGCTGTGCCTACAGGCCGCAATCACCTGGGCGGCCGGCCGTGATCTATTTGGCATATCGCCACATGGCAAGCCGTTGAAGTCGCTAATCGTGCAGGCTGAAAATGACGAGGGCGACGTGGCAGAGGCGTTGCAGGGCATTTTAAAGGCGCTGGATCTGACCGCAGAGGAGCTGGAACGTGTGAAGCAGAACATTGTGATCGTTCGCGACTGTACGTCCACAGGTGAACGGTTTGTCGATAGGATGCGTCGCCTAGCTGAAAAGCATAAACCCGACCTAGCTTGGGTAGATCCGTTGCTGGCGTTTATCGGTGGCGACTTATCCAGCCAAGAGACGGCCGGTGGCTTTTTGCGTAATTTGCTTAACCCGCTCGCCCTATCTGGCGGATTTGCTTGGATGCTTATGCACCATACCCCAAAGCCAACACGGGACGGCAGCGGTTACCAAGGGCACGACAAGGCGTACAGCGGATTTGGTTCAAGCGAGCTGACGAATTGGGCAAGAGCCGTTTTAATGCTGTCTCCTTGCGGTC